CCACGAGTGTGACTGAACCGTCACGGGTCACGAGCGATGATGGGTTGTTCAACACCAACGCCCTGAGCTTGTGCCCAGTACCCGTCCACGGCAGTCCAGCCATGTAGCTCCTTTAGGAGCCTGGTTGACGAAGCATCCAATCCCCATCCGCCATAGCCTTCATCGGCAAGGAGCCCACTGGGAGCCCACCACGTCCAGCTGTTTTCAGCTTTAGTGGCCAAACTTACCAACTTAGAACGGATGGCTTTTGGATGACACGGGTTTAAGTAACGATCTTTCTTAGTACTAGAAGTGACAGAACGAAGAACCTTCTGGAACCGTTTACCAACTGACCATCGCGAGAAATCGCGAGGGAAACGCTTACTTTCACGATCCTTGGGATCTACCTCTAAGATCTTGGCGAACTCGCGGGCAACCGCTAGAGTCGCAGAGGTTTTGGCTTCGGTCAAAGTGCCGAGGCGCTTGTAAGTCGTATTCCCTCGATGGTCGCGTCCCGGGATCTTTCCGGTACGGCATAGGACAGCCCGAGGAGATTTTTTATCCTCATCGTGACTCATACCTGAAATCTTATTCCATCTGATTTCGGTATGTTCACTAGCCCAGCTGAAGTGTGATTCCCTGTGCATTGGCTTAGTCCATACATTGTACAGACTTTCTACGGCCTTACGGCTCGTATGATAGCACACTTTGGAAACCAACTTTCCAACCGCGGGCAGCTGTCTGCCGAGGCGCAACGGGTTCCCTGAAGGTTGAAGGAGACCGGCCCCACCTAGACAACGTGGGAGATATGGAGCTATACCCGCCTCTCTTAACCAACGAGGCAATTCTGGATATAGCGTTCGCGTTACTCTTCTTATCCTCAATGCTGTAGGATGATCCCGCTGACACTGCTCTACTGCCATGCCAACTAGCACCCACTTAGGGAGCGCAGTTGATGGCTTAAAGTTCACAGTTGTGACTTCACCACCGACCAATCCGGCCAGTGGAATTACGGAGCAGCGGCGTACACCATCAGGAACATTGACTTTTACAACGTTTCGTTTACGGTTTTTACTTTTACCTTTATCGGCGCCAGGTGCACTGCTCCCAATAGGACCGCTCTTTAAAACGGCTACCCCATTGGCGTGCTTATTACCTATAGCTGGTAAAGAACCGTCCCACTGTGTCGCTTTGACAAGTGGGGGAAACTCAAAGTCATAATTCCTACGGCGTGAACGCGCGGAGGACCATTCCTTCGTCGAAGATCTTAGCTGCTGAGTTGTGGACTTAAACTTCATGGACCAGAGCTGTTCAAGAAAAACGTAATTCCGTTTTGCAACGAAATGTTTGTTTTTCGAGAACTCCGCTCCGGAGTCTTTAGCTACGCTGTGGTAGATGTTGATCCACCTCATCGGTGCTCGGACGACTAGGTCGTCTCCGCAAATGGCAGGAGTTTTCCTGACCTCGCGACGAGTGCGTGAGTGGACACCTTTGTGTGCCCACTCCACCCAGAATAGGTGGCTAAGACTCAAAAATGACCAAGTATGGCCAAGGCCCATGAGTGTCCCGCGCTCAGACTTACGCGTTCGACCATCAGGATAAGTTAGTAACTGCGGACCCACCAATTGGTATAGTAGGTCCCTCGATAACCATCGAGGCAATCTTCCACTTTGAAGGAGGCCGTCGGCGAGAGCATACAAGAGTTCGAAGCTGATAGTATCAGAAGCGGCAGTGAGATCTGAAGAGACGATGTAATCGCTCTCCAAGTTACGATTGCTTTTTCCGACACGCTCTGCAGCGACTTCGTCCCGGCCTGCTAGAACGTCCTGACATTCAGGCGTCTTCCGCAGTCCCGAGAGTAGATAAGATCTTAGGAATGAGGCCACAACTGTGGTTTCGGCAGCTGGTATCGTGGCGATGCGACATTTGAATCCCCGTTCGGGGAGAGCTAACACCTTATTTTGAGGTGAGAGCCCCTGCTGGCGTTGTTCTGTCAACACGTTGAGACAATGGTCTCGCAGTGATGAGGACCAACACCAGGCCGTCAAGTCGCACTCAGCCAACCGGCCGTCGACCTCATGCCAATCTACTAAGTCTTGCAGAGGATCTTGCAAGAGCGTGAACCGCTCATGAGCTTGAGACTCGAGAGTGGCCGTTGAGAGGCGCTGGAGAAATCCAGAAATTCCACCATTACCTCTCCCCGATTGAGTGACACTACTTTCCACCATCTTGGGATGGCACATACGTCCATTCCTAGGTAGATAGCGCTCACCCCACTCTCTTGCAAACTTCGTCGCAAACGCTAGTTGTTCATTCGAAAGAGTTCGCCCTGGTTTCGTACAAATGATTTGCTCATGTTTAATGAGAGCATCTGCCATAACTCGGTCACTACCCTTCGGTAGGGCACGACCAAGATATGACATTTGTGCAAAGTCATTTGGACGAAACTGGCTTACTCCCCCTTTCAAACAAGGAACTAAACGTTTCTCTATGTACGAAGGGACGGAATTCGGGTCTATTCGTTTTCCGTATATGAATGACGAGCGACAGACGGCAGCAAAACTCTTAAGTTCTTTTGCAATCTCGTCGGCACCGCGATCCAACCTCCGTACAATCGAGGTCACTGCTCTCTTGAGGCTTTCGAATCGTAATTGCTCGGAGCGTACGCTCATGTCAAAGCGTACGTGCTTGCTGTTAATAGCAGCTAGGGTGGCCCTAAAAGCCTCCCAGCATTGCTCCAAGATTTTACCATCGCGCCTATATTCCTTCTTCCACACTACAGATCTTTTAAAGTGTGAAGAATCCTTCCTCTTTTTCGTTCTGTTACTTCCTGAACTTTGCAAGATAAACTTGCACCCGTGTCCCCCATAGCGACCCTCAGTCTTATTTACAGCCTGCAAGCAGTGCTTACTGCCGACAGGAACTGAAGTCAAGACGTACAGGCCTAGGGGCTTTCGAATTCCGTAGACATACTTGTGGATCTTACTACAAGGACGCCTACGGCCATTACATAGAGCCTCTAGTAACGTTGCTAAATCAGACCACCTACGAACCCGGTCTGAGTTCACGCGGTTACATTTGTG